CGAGCTTGTAACGGGTACCATGGGGGCAATGATACAGATAAACGCCTCCCGGTATAATTGTGAGATTGTCGGAATCGCATTAGCGGGCGGCGATATGGTACGAATTTGTGTAAGAGGCGCAAAGGAAGATTTGGACGCATTGTTTGACTATGTAAACGAAGCGGGCAAATAATGAGAGTAAAGCAACCCGAACCGTTCGACCCAAAATAGAGAATACAGCCCCGGCGAACGTTGCGTTTGCCGGGGTATGGTATTGATTGCCGAGATATGGACGGCGGCGGATGCACGATTAGCCAACAACAACCCCGCAATATTTACGCAACGTTGCGTTCGCTGCAAAATTAAAAGATATATACATGAGACAACAAACGTTCGGCAATGCACCGGAAAAGCCGTAAATTTGCCCCGTGGTTGAAAGATAACCGTTAAGACGATAAAAGTATTGAGTTAATAACAAAAGCCTCTTAAAATGGAAATTCCCCACAAATAACTTGCAAACGAAATTGCCCGGTATAAATCCATAAGGGAAGCGGAAAGAAAAACGAGAATAAAAAATATAACGGTTACCCGATGTTGTAAAGGAGTGTATAAAACGGCGGGAGACTATGTATAGGAGTAAAATTTGACAATAAATAGATTGGACTATGAAGAGAAAGAGGCCATTAGGCTATAGTAAACGCTCTGAGGAACAACGAATTTACGACATTCGTTTTTGTTCCGATTTGTTTTTGCGTGGGTATTCGTATCGGGAAATTGCGGGCGCATTGAACCGGGATTTGTCCGCGCGTGAAATGGGTTACACAATAACCTTTCAAATGGTTTATTACGATTTGCAACAATGCCTTATTGAGTGGAAGCGGGAACGGTTGGATAATATCGACGAATACGTCACGCAAGAATTACGCAAATTGGATAAAATGGAGCAACAAGCATGGGAGGCGTGGGAAGCGTCGAAAACAGGAAAGATGCGCACCAAAAAGAAAACCAACAAAGGGCGACCAATCAAAACCGATGCCGAGGACGCCGACCCGGAATATTACGGGTACAATGAAACCGCAACCGAAACGTCCGCCGGGAACCCTCGGTTTTTGGATTTGCTTTTGAATATCCAACAACGCCGTGCAAAGATGTTAGGGTTTGACGCCCCGGTTAAAATTGAGATACCCGGATATAACGCCACGACCGACGACAAGCCAAAGTACGACGTTAAAGCAATCCCCGACGATCTGTTGTTTGCGGTTGCTGACAAACTGCAATCCGCCGAGTTTCAAAAGGCATTAGCCGAGAAAGGAGGGGCGCAATAATGGCAAAGAGAGTAACCGCACGCCGTCCGGGAACCAAGCAACCGGAATGGACGACCGAAATTTGCGATACGTGCCGTTTTTCCGAATGGATAACGGACAACCATAGACACCGGGATTTGAACGGGAACCCGATTTGTTTACGTTGCCCGCATTATGAATTTTACATTGTCCGGGGTCGTCGGGCGTGTGCTAAATGGGAGAAAGGAGCAAAGCAATGAACAACGAACAATTATTGCATATGTACGACGCAATCCGGCAACAACCGGATTTGCTTGTTAAAGCCGCCGCCCGTAAACGCCTTATAAACTTTGCCCGGTATATGCAACCGGATTTAGTATTAGAGCCGTTCCACGTCGTTTATTATACGTTGTTGGATATGTTTGCACACGGCAAAATAAGAAAGATGATTGTACAACAACCGCCCCAACATGGCAAATCGGAGGGGTCGAGCCGTAAATTACCCGCATTTATGTTGGGGGTAGACCCCGACCGCAAAATATGTATCGGTTCGTATGCGGCGACAATCGCACGGGATTTTAACCGGGACGTTCAACGAATAATCGACACGCCCCGGTATCGTGAATTATTCCCCGGCACGTACTTAAACGGGTCAAACGTCGTAACAATGGCTAATACCTATCTGCGCAATTCCGATGTTATCGAAATGGTAGGGCGTAAGGGGTCGTTGCGTGTCGTCGGTCGTGGCGGTTCGCTGACGTCTAAAACCGTGGACGTTGCGATATTGGACGACGTCTATAAGGATTACGCCGAGGGTAACAGCCCGATAGTACGGGCGGCGGCGTGGAAATGGTACACGACCGTTGTACGCACCCGTTTACACAACGATAGTCAAGAGTTGATTGTATTTACCCGTTGGCACAACGACGATTTGATAGGGCGCATTGAAAAGAGCGGCGAAACGATTATTGATGTTAAGTGTTGGGCGGATTTAGATAACGTAACGCCGGGGGCGTGGGTGCGCATAAATTTTGAGGGATTGAAAGCCGGGGAACCGACCGAGATAGACCCACGGGAACCGGGGGCGGCATTATGGGAAAGCCGACACAGTAAGCAAAAGTTGGAAGCGCAAAAAGCATTAGACCCGGTACAATTCCAATGCCTCTATCAAGGCAACCCCGGTTCCGCCGAGGGTCGATTATATCAACCGTTCAAAACATGGGTTGAAAAATCCGATTACGGCACGTACATACGTTCCGGCGCATACATAGATGTTGCCGATGAGGGGGACGACCTTTTGTTTGCCGCCACGTATGACGTTTATAAATCGGACAACATGATTTTCAACGAGAAAACAAAGCGTATGGAACCGTTGTTATTTGCTTTAATTACGGATATGGAAATGACGGACGAAAATACGGACGTTACAACCGTAACCGTTCCGGCAATGATTAACAGGAACGGCACGCAAAAAGTGTGGGTTGAGAGTAACAACGGCGGTGCGGGTTACGAAAAGGTTATTAAAAAGAAAATGCGGGCAATGACAGACCCGTTTTATCAAGGCGGCAATAAGGAAAGCAGGATAATTACGGCGTCCGCAATGGTAAATCAAAGTATTATTATGCCGTTCGGTTGGGAAACCCGGTACAAAGCGATTTACGACCATGTTACAACCTTTTTGCGCAATTTCGATGCGAACACGCACGACGACCCGGAGGACGGATTGACCGGGATTTACGAAAAAGAGATTGCAGACAATAATATACAACCATACGCACACGCAAACCGGGGCGTTAAACGTCGTAACTAACAATTTAATTGAGATATGCAAGTTTATAACGGAAAAAGTTTATAACTTTGCAATGTATAAGTAATACAGAGGGCAAAGGGACAGCCCAACGAGGTAACAAATGTAATTTTTAACGTTAAATTTTAAAGAGTATGATTACTTGTAAGTGTCCGGCGGCGGCTTCATTGCCCGATATTCCCGCCGTAAGGTGCGCCGAAAGTTTCGGGCAAATCCAAAAGGTAGCGTTTCAACGTCTAACCAAAGACAATGGAAGCAAAAACAGTTTTACCACGGAAAAGGCAATTACTTTGCTTGCATCATGGACGCCGTTGTTGTCGGCGTCTGATAGCACAAAAATTGTTGTTTCCCCCTATATCCAAGCCCCGACCAACGAAGCCGGAGCCGCCCGAACCTTTGGCGGCGGTAACGAAACATTGGGAGGCGTTGAGGAAATTATAGGGCGTGAACCGAACCCGTTCACGGGCGTAATGCGTAAAATCCCCCAATCAGTAATTAAGGCAATGAAAGAACTTCAGTGCGAAAGTTGGGGCGATAACTTGGGCGTTTATCTGTTTGACGAAAACGGAAGTATTGAAGCTATTCAAGACGAAAAGACCCCGACAACGTATTATCCAATTCCAATTCGTTCTTTGTTCATTGGCGACAAAACGCATGGCGGATTGGAAGCCCCGGACAGCAACTCAATACAATGGGCGTTTTTGCCGAACTATTCGGACGACCTCACAATTGTAACCCCGGATTTCAACCCGCTAACCGATTTGAAACCCGCAGTTGTAGGATGACAATATGGCGGCAAAGGTTACAAAGGTTAAATTAGTTTGTCCGCCGCATGGTTTGACCGAAGAATTTGAGATTAAGCACGCCGAAAGGTTGTTGCGGATGCCAAACAACGGCGGTTGGCAGTTACCCAAAGACAGCGATTTTAAATTTACCAACGACAATGGGATTGAGTGTAGACGAAATAAAAAAACGGATAACGGAGCCGAAAAAGCGTAAGACGATAAACAAAGCCGTTTATCATCAACAACGCATTAATTTTCACGCCCGCACCCGTATTACGTCGTTTGACATTTGCCAACCGATTACGGATTTTATGGCATTTGTTTCTAACCTATTGCCGCATGACAAATTTAAGATGTTCAAAACATTGTTCCGTTACCCCGTTAAGACAAACGAGGTAACGGGCGTTTGTTTTGATAAGTTGAGCCGGATTTTTGACGGTCGTAACCCGGCGTTCAATTATCAGTTCCAAAACCCGGAACAAAGGGGCGATTGGGAGTATTACCGTCAAGACGTATTACACGAACCGGAAATTTGGAGTACAAAAGGGTGGGAGTTTTTCCAAACCGAAATAAATAGCGTTCTTGTTGTCGATATGCCGAGCGAACAAAACCCCGCCGACAAATACCCGCAACCGTATTTCTATTGGCTGCCTATTGCATCCGTGATTGATTACAGAGCCAACCCGATGACGGGGGTAATGGATTATATCATATTCAGACAAGACGGGGAGCGTATCGCAGTAATTGACGACGAACGTTATAGAGTTTTCAGAGAGGACAAAAACCACAATATCGGCGAATTGCTGATTGATAACCCGCACGACGTCGGTTATTGTCCCGCCCGTTTCTTTTGGAATGAACCGTTGAGTTTATCGGAACCCGACGTTAAGCAATCCCCGCTAACCAAGCAATTGGAGGCGTTGGATTGGTTTTTGTTTTACCATATCAGCAAGCGACATTTAGATTTGTACGGTGCATATCCGATATATTCCGGGTATGAACAAAGTTGCGATTTCAGTAACGGCGAAAATGGCGATTATTGCGACGGTGGGTTTTTAAAAGACAAACAAGGGTTTTACAGATTGGACGCCGCCGGGCTTTTGATGCGTTGCCCCAAATGCGGGGATAGTCGTATTAACGGCGTCGGTTCGTTCGTTGAAATACCAGTACCGGACGGGGATAAACAACCCGATTTGCGTAACCCAGTGCAAATGCTAACCGTTGACCGAGGGAGTTTGGATTATAACGTTGAGGAAGAAAAGCGTTTAAAGAATGACATTATTACGTCGGTTGTTGGAACCAACGAGGAAATAACCACACGGGACGCATTGAATGAGCAACAAATACAGGCGAATTTTGAGAGCCAAAGCACGGTGTTAAACCGGGTAAAAAAAGGATTTGAGGCGGCGCAACAATTCGTCGATGAAACCGTTTGCCGCTTGAGGTATGGCGGTTTGTTCGTTTCTGCAAAAGTCAATTACGGCACGGAGTTTTATTTATCCAACGCAACGGAGTTACGGGAACGTTACAAGGTGGCAAAGGAAAGCGGCGCAAGCGAGGCGGAATTAGACGCGCTACAAAACCAAATTATCGAAACGGAATACCGGAACAATCCAACCCAATTGCAACGTATGTTGACGTTGGCGGAATTGGAACCGTACCGACATTTGACCCGTAACGAGGTATTGGATTTGTACGACAAACAGATTATCAGCGAAAGCGATATGCGTATAAAGTTGAATTTTGCTAACTTTGTACGCAGATTTGAGCGTGAATATTTGAACGTCTTAGAGTTTGGGTATAATATGCCGTTCAACTCTAAGATAAATTTTATAACAAATAAATTTACTGATTACGCAAATGAGCACAATGTTAAGTAGTCATGTTCATAAATTAGTTGCTGATACACTTTTAGTTAGAATTAATTGTATTTGGAAATTTAATAAACAAATTTAAATTATGAGAGTGAAAGTAAGCGAGGGCAGAACTAAAGACGTTGCGATTATCGACGTTACGCCCGAAAATTACATTGTCCCCGACAATGAGAAACATTTGTATCATTGCGTTGTCGAAATTAAGAAATTCGACAGCGAAACGGGCAAACGGTTATCAATCCCCCGCATTCAGAAATTCGGCAAAAAAGGCTATGAAAACAGCATTGCCGAGCATTTGAAAAAGCAGGGTTATACGATTACCGTATTGCACGACCCAAACGAGTACATGAAAGCCAGAGCCGAGGCGGACGAAAAGACAAAGGCAGAAAGAGCCAAAGACGTCGAGGCAAAAGCCAAAGCCGATGCCAAAGCGAAAGCCGAGGCGGACGCCAAAGCCCGTGCCGAGGAAAAGGCAGCGTTGAAAGCCGAGATTTTGGCAGAATTGAAAGCGGCGGGCGTTATCCCGGCGACAACTGCAAAGGAAGCCGAGGCGGACGCCAAAGCCCGTTCCGAGGAAAAGGCAAGGGCAGAAAAAGCCAAAGCCGAAGCCAAAGCGAAAGCCGAGGCGGACGCCAAAGCCGAGGCAAAAAATAACCGAATATTAATTTAATAATCAAAGTGAAAGATTATGGCATTAACGATTGATGTTTTAAAGGCAAATGCGGCATTAGCCGGATTAACCGACGAACAATTGACAGCGATAACCACGTTATCAGTCAACGACGAAAATAGCGTAATAGGAAAGAAAACCGGGGAAATTTACGGCGGTTTGGATGCGGACATTTTAGCCGTTACCGGCATCGCCAAGAACGGAACCGAAAAAACGTTTGATTATGCCAAACGAGTATTAACCGAGTTCAAGACCAAAGTTGAGGGCGCAAACGGTCTGCAATCACAGATTGACAGACTAACCCAAGAAAAGGCACGTTTGGAAAAAGCCATTGCCGACGGTACAACGGACGAGGAAACCGCAAAGGCATTGAAGCAAGCAAAGGCAGATTTGCAAAGCGTTACGACCCAATACAACGATCTCAAAACGAAATACGACCAAGCCGAACAAACCCACACAAACGAGGTGTTCGGCATTCGTGTTGAAACGGCATTGCAGACAGCAACCGCAGGATTGAAGTTTAAGGCAGGGTTGCCGGAAAGCGCAACAAAGGTTTTGCTAGACCAAGCGATTGCAAAGATTAAGGGCATGAACCCCGAATTTATCGACGACGGAAAGGGCGGCAAAATGTTGGCGTTTAAGGACAAAAACGGCGCAATCATGCGCAACCCGAACAATCAGTTGAACCCATACACCCCCGGCGACCTTTTGACCCGTGAATTGGAAACAATGGGTATTTTGGATAAGGGACGCCAAGCGGCGGGCGGCGGAACGGTTCCCCCAACGGGCGGCGGTGCGGGCGGTAATGTTGCCGTTGACATATCCGGAGCAAAAACGAGGGTTGAGGCATACGACGTAATTGCAAACACTTTGCAACAACAAGGTTTGCAGATTGGAACGGCCGAATTTGATGCCGGAATGAAACAGGCATGGCAGGACAACAATATTGCCGCATTGCCGGAAAAGTAAAAGACAACACGGGTAAAGGGTAAACCCGCATTTATAAACAATTTAATTTTTCAAACAATGAGTTTAATTGCAACAAGAGTACAGGATTGGCGGATAGGGAACCCGGAGTTGGACCGTAATATGTTCCGCCCGTGCGAGTACGGCGCATTGGATTTCTTCATTGAACAAACCAATGCCCCTAACTCAATTATTAGCCCTAATTTAAGGGATAGGGCATTAGCAAGTATTGGCAACACGGTACAAATTCCAGTTATCAATTATGACGGAGATGTAGAGGTTAGCAATGTGCGTTCGTGCGTTATTGCCGACAATGAAAATACGTCTTCATTGGTAACGCTTGCTTGGGCTACCTATGCAATCGGGTTTACAATGGTTCCGGCGGCATACTCAAACAATGAGATTTCGTATAACCATGATTTTATTCGCAAAATGGAGAGAACAACCCGTGCGTTGGCGGACGCTTTGGATAAAGGAGCCGTTGCCGCA